ACTTATTAAAAGTGAATAAAAGGGAATTAACCCCTACCTAAGAGGCAGGAGTTAATCTTAATCTTGTGAAATATTTACCGTAAACGTGTTGAACTCCGCTTCTCCATTTAACAGAGAATCTTAACAACTCTTCAGTCTCATCGTATTTAAATTGGAATCCTTTCATGTCTCCTTCAACATCAGTTCCATAGAACATAAATTTATAAGGTACACCGTAAACAATATCAGTTCCATCTAAAGAAGGAAGTGAACGTACAGTAGTTGTAGTTGCAGGAAGTACAAAAGATAACTCACCATCTTTATCAGTGAAAGATAAATTTGATGCGTAATCTTTATCATTCCAAACTTGGTCTAATACAAACTGTGCAGTCTCACGTCCGCAAATAATCTCATAACCGATTTTTGCTTTGTTACGTTTAACAATTGTAGGTACTGCCGTATCTAATGCTTTCAAAATGTCATAAGCGTTAGTAGCGTCAATGTCTGTCTCTAAAGAGTAATAAACATTTACAGTTCCGTCGTTGAACCATTTTTTCAAGAACCCGTCGTAGAACGCTAAGTTTGGATTTACTGAAGCAGTATCACCGTTCATCATCAAGTCTTCATCAAGTTCGTTTGCACGCTCTTGGTAGTACACAATCATTCTGTCTGCAAAAGCAGGAGCAGTTGTGTCTTGGTCATTTGCACCTGCACGGTTTTCAAGTTGTGCCCAAGTATCATTCAAATCTTCGTTGCAATATTCCTCTTGAATTTTTACACGAACAGTTGAGATTGTTACATCAGTCAAAACCATACCACCTTCAGGAGTCCAACCGCAAGCAGAAGCCGCTTGTAAAGATGGCTCAGAAGAAATAAGTTTAATCAACTTAGAACCTTTCACATCTTTCATAACTGAAATACGAGATTTCAAGTTAGATGTAGCGATAAGGTCTTCCATGATTTCAGGAGATTGTTCGTCTACATAATCTTCTAAGTCTGAAATATCATAATCAAACTCCAATTTTTTAGCTGTTGAAAAGGACAGCTTACCTCTTTTAATTTCAAAATTTCCGAATTTCATAATTTCGTTTTTTAATGTTGTAAATAATTATTTTTTCTTTTGGTCTCTCCAAGTTGGTTTTGTTCCGCTAGGGATTCTTGGAGTTCCTTTTTTTTCTGCGAACTTTTCAAAAGCCTCACGTACTTCGTCAACTTCTTTTGCAACGGCAGAAAATTTACTTTCATGCTCTGCTTTTAAGTCAGCGATTTTCTTTTCGTAATCTGCTTTCAATGCTGATAAAGCCTCTTCAGTTTCTTTGTCTTCAGTTTCTTCATCTTTCATTTCTTCGCCTTCAGTGATTGTTGTAATCAAACCTGCTTCGTCAACTTTGCACACGTAAGTAACGCCTTCCATTACGATTGCGTATTCTTGGTCACCGCTTGCTAGTAACGGGTCAGTGCCATCGGCAGGAACTACAAATAAAGGCGTACCTTTTTTTAGTTCACCTTCCCATGTTACATTGATACCGTCAACAGTTACTGCTGATTCGTACTTATCTTTTTTCGTCTTATCGTAGACGTGTTTGGTTGGTTCAGTTTTACCGAATCCCAAACGTTCTAATAAACTTTTTTTCATTGCTTTTTTTTGTTTGTGAAATTTAACTTCGACTTCTTTAAACCATCCTTCAATTGAAAACCCTGCGCCATTTTCTTTAATGAACTTCCAAGCGGTGTCGCTCTCTGCCCAATAAGAAAAAATCAAAGACCCTGCTTGCAAGTTCTGGTCTTTAAACTCTGTTGGAATATTCGATTTGTCATCACGAATGATTGACATTTCAATCAAATAAATTCCTTCAGCGATGCGCTCCATGTCGTGCATGAAGTTTACATTGTTGAACATTTTCTTTTTAGAAAACATCTTTAGAATATCAAGCACATCTTTTTTTGTAAAGACAATGTTGTACTCGAATCCACTTTCATCCCGTCTGTAAATTTGTAAGTCGGTGGCAATGGCTACACCTGAAACGATACGCTTTTCTTCATTGAAGTACTGTTTCAACTCAACCTTCTTAGGGAGTTTACTAAGCGTTACCCATGTCTTACCATGAGCAGGCGCATCTACAAGACCCATGAAGTCCATACCTTCAGCGTCTTGGTCAATTACTAATTTAAATACTGGCAATCTTTTTTGTGGCATAAAGAAAGTCTCTTCAGAAATAAAGAGTGATACAATCTAAAGTGTCCGTTTTATAGAGTGGCAATCTCTTCCATCTTAGCAACCTTCTTAACCGTGTCAGTCACATCAGTTTCAACCATTACTATTTTATTAATTAAAGGATTTATGTTGGTTGTTACCCCTGTGTTAGCGTCACCCGTTTGTGAAGAGTTCCCACTCGATGAACTTCCGCCACCCGAAGTTGAACCACCGCCCGTTGAGAATGAAGGCGGAGTAATGTTAGAAGCAGTTCCTTCAAATTGTTGTGCTGCTATTGTTGCGATTTGGAACGCACCCGTAGCGGCTGCAAAAGCCGAGAACGGTAAACCGAATGTGGTAGGTGAGGCGGCAACTGATTTAGAAATTGCGGCTGCCGTGTCCATTACTGCATTGGCAATATTGAACGCTTTGTTTCTGTTGAATTGTCGTTTAGCAATCTTATCTGTTTCTTGTGCCGCCCTTAATTCAATCGCGTACTTTTGTTGTGCTGTTAATCCCTCAACTGCTAATTCTTGTCTTGCTTCGTTTTGTATTCTGTTAATTCTGTTTTCACCAATTTGATTTGCAAAGTCGTTTATAGTTGTTGCAAGTTCCATTGTTGATTCAAGAATCTCTTTGTTGCGTGCTTTACGCGCTTCGTCCTCTGCCTCTTCTTTTTCCTTTTGCTCTTCAGCGTATTTGTCAGTTAAGGCTTGCTTTTCTTTTAAATATAAATCTTCGTAATACAAACGAAGTTCATTTTCTGCAGGAATGGTTTCATCTAAACCTTCCATTCTTAATTCGTGTGCATACGCTAAGTCATCAAATTCACTTTCGCTTTCTTCGATTCTTAATTCGTGAAGTTTTTTATTAGCCGCTAAAGTTCTATCATAAATATCTTGAAGTCTTTTTTCTTCTTCGGCTTTTTGTTCTGCAAAGATTTTATCAAGTTCGTCTTGAAATTTCTTACGGTCTTCTACTTCCTTTTCAAGTAGTTTCTTTTTATCGGCTGCCGCTTGTTCACCTGATTTTCGGTCTTCATCTCTAAACTGATTCTTTAATGCGATTAGTTCTGTCTCTGCCGAATAAACTGCATCGCGATTAGACTGAAGCATTTCTTCAGATTGCTTTTGTAATGAATCTAAATCTACACCTTGCTTTAACATTGATGCTTTAAACTCTTCATTTGACTGACCACGAAGCGCAGCAAGTTGTGTATAGTAATCAACCCAAACCTGAATCTTTGCGGAGTTACTTTCTAAGATTGCCTTTTGTTCATCAAGTAAATCTTGAATCTTTGCTAACTTTAATTCACGGGAAGACTTACCCTCTGCTTCCATTCGTGCAATCTCTAAATCAAAAGCCTTTTGTCTTGATGAGTGCGCTTTGGCTTCAGCCTCACGTAGCGCGTCAATATCTTTTAAGCGTTGTGCTGATTGCTCTTTGAGTGCTTTGGTTGCTGCAATCGTTTGCTCTTCGGCTTTCTGTTGTTCTAAATCTACCAAACCAAAGAAAGCCAGTAAGGCGTTTGTTGCTGATTTAATCGCACTAACTACCGCGTCAAAGTTTGCGATTAGTAAACCGATAGCAACGATTAGCGCCCCAATTCCTGTTGAAATTAAAGCAAGTCTAAATAATTTTAATGCACCTGTTGACGTTCCGACTACTGCTGTATAAGCCGTTGTGGCTGCTGTTTGAATCCCTGTCCAATAAGAATCTAATTTCTTTCTTAGTAAAGTTTCTTTTTGAAGAGATGCGTGTAACGATTCTATTCCCATCAAGACAGACTGAGCCGCTTGAAGTTTCATTATCGTTTTAGTTAAGTCTTCGTTTTCTTTTCCTGTGAGCGCAACGATTCCCTGAAAGGCAGAGTAACCACCCATTACACCCTGTCCTAATTGCAAAGCAGTTTGTAAACCTCTACCATCTTTAGATAGGTTGTTTACTGATGCCGCTAAATCTCCGAGCCTATCTTTTAGTTGTCCTGCTTCTTGTAATGCTGCTTTTCCAATTGGTGAATTTTCACCTGCTTGGATTGCGATGGTCATGTATTCTTTAACAGCCTTTGCAAGTTGTCTTTGAGATAGTTCGCCTGATGCAACGGCTTTATTTAACGCAGTGTAACGCTCTTCAATAGTTTTAATCTTCTTGGAGTCGGCTGCAATGTCGTTGATTTGTTCGTCAACGCCTTTTAAACTTTGCTCAACTTTGTTTACCTCTGATACAGTTTCACCTGCATCAAGCGTCATCTTAACCGCTATTACTCTTTCTGCCATAATTACGCTATGAGTGCTTTTAATTTATCGTATAAATCTGAATTGCTAGAAGGTGCTGCCCCCGCTACTGAATCAACTATAAAGCAGTTTGTTGTTGCTGTATAGGCTAAATTCCATTGTGCGCTACCCTCTGATATAGCAGACACAAAAGCATCCGAAGGTTCAAGTGAAAAAAACAAAATTGTTTTATCTTTATTGTAGGTTCTTTTTTTTGGAATACTACCCCCTGCATAAACGCCAAAATCAACTTCAATTGAATTAGCTGTACTTGTAACTACTATGTTTGCCATTATCTTATTTCTTTAAATTTAATTACTCCACGTGTTACACTACCAGCCCCAAGACCTTGAACCAATAATGTTAAAGTTCCCAAAGAACGAACCGCCCCCGCTTGGTCTAAAGTGATAGGATATTTTCCCGTAATCTTTTTACCTACCGAAGATTTGACTGTATTAGAAGCAGGGATATAACCTGAATCAATTACAATAGTTGGATTACCTGAAAGCGTACCACCCGTTCCGTATTCGTTTGCTGAGTAAGTAGCGTTCACATCTGCATAGGTTGGGGCAACAGAAAAAGCCTGACCGATACATAACTCATAAAATACAGGTGAGTTACCTGTTACTAAAATCTCAATCTCAATCTCAAAAAGTTTTGTCCTATTTGTAATTGAATTGAAAGTTGTTTTAGGACGTAAAGATACAAGGTGAGTTCTTGTTGCGTTACCTGCCGTTACCGTTGTGTCAGGTGTGTTAAATCCATACCCTACTGTTTCATCTACTCCACCCATCGAAATAACAGAGGAGCAAGAAAAATATAAATCTTTTGTAACCGTTCCACCGCTACTAAACATACCAACCATTATTGGAAGGTTTGCAGTTTGAATGTATGGGTATGTTTCAGAGTTGGCATTTAAAAATTCATGACACCAATAAACTATCCCATCAACGTCAAATCCAAATCGAACCCTACCAACATACAAGGCTTGAAAATCTATAACTAAGATTTGAGTTTTAGTCATATCTAAAGTAAAACCACTTGCGCCCGTCCCATCCATTTTATCAACATTCCAACTTGATTGCGCTACATCTTGGTCACCTGCCGAAGTTGCTGAAATCAAACTGAAATATAAAATACCGCCATTTCTTTGAAATCTAAAAGCGTTGGTTAAATCACCGTATTGCGCAATGTCAATTACATTCGCAACGTTTGCACCAAAATTAAAAGTGATAAATATTTGTTGAGCCTTGCCAGGTTGATACCTAAAATGCTCATACGATTGTAAGTAACAATTGTTGCCTGTTGGAGTAGAAACAAATGAAATCTTTGCACGTCTATTTGTTGAGTCGTGAGTTATTGTAGATGTCGCTCCGTTACTTATTACACGCTCGTATAATAACGGTTGTAAGTCATAAGTAAATTGAGCATCAAATAATGTTTGAGGTGATGAAACAGGAAGCCTACCAAAAGCATCTAACTGCGCATCATTTGTTAATCCTGTATTTCCGTAATAACTCATAACTAATTAAAATAAAATTCACCTTGTTTATAGATAATATTTGGCGCGTCGTAATCTCTGCTTACCGTTACACTTGTATCGCCGCTTAATGTTTCACCACCAACTATTGTAAATATCAAATCATTGCCGCCAATCTTTACAAAATCCCATTCAGAACCTTCGTCATAAGTATAAAGAGTAGAATCGAAAGTCATTGTAACATCACCGCCTGTTGTATCAATAACATAACTTTTTTGTTGAGAACCTACATAAGTACTTGCTGTAATGGTCTCTGTCGTGTTTGGTTGTGGTAACGCCCCCGTTGCGGTTTGTGGTGTAAATGACCTTCGTGTTCTACCTTCAATTACTTTTATAAGTTCACAGTAAACTGTGTTGTTTTTTGTTACGTCGAAATCTTTGATTAGATTTTTACGATAAACAGAACCTGAAATATTCACAAGCCTTCGCATGAAATCTTTATACAAATCGCCTTCGTTTAATTTGAAGTAAGCACAAAGCATCTTACCGTCACGACTTGCAATCTCTCTTAAGAATCCTTTGTAGTATCTGTCGTAAAGATTAGATGTAGTGTAAGCCGTTGCAGTATAAAAAACAAACTCAGGGTTCATCCAATTCAAATCATAAGTAGGTGAACTAAGCGAATCTAAATGATGCGCTCTTGGGTAGGTTGTTTGTGCGGTTGCAACCAAAGTGTCTGAATTTACCAAGTCCCAACTATCACAAGAAATATTTCCGTTATTTAAGAAACATCTTGCTTTACCTTTGTATGGTGAACTAAATCCTGTTGTTGGGTTTAATGTTACGATTCTAGGGATAATTAAATCTACTCCGTCTAATTTAACGGGGCAACTTTGCGCCATTGTTTTTAAACGAAATTCTTTTGTGCCTTTCTTGAAGTTGCCTGGCACTTTAAAAATCATATCACCGTAATCAATTCCTTTTTGTGCAAAATAGTTTTGCTTGTAAGCGTCCCTATCCTCAGCAAATCCAAAATAGTATTCAGCACCTTCAGCGATATTAATAGTAGGAATTATTTTTATTTCTTTCTTTTTATCTAGTTGGTCAGTCCAATTATCCGTGTCGTTTGTTGCTCTATAATAACTTGTAATTGGCTCAATCTTTACAACTCCTTCATCGTTTGGTTCTGAAATATAAAGATTGTGCATTAAGATAACATCATTGAAGAAGTCAACCGCTTTAATGTTTGGTAGTTGTCCTGCAACATAAACCGTATCACCGTCAATAATCTCTGCGTTGATTGAACTTAAATCATAAGTGAGGTCGTTGTTAAAATCCAAAGTTATGTCTAACGTTTCGCCAAGCGCATTACCTGAGCATTGCCCCTGTGAAGAAATCTCAAAATAAACAAATAACTCATCGTTTGAGTTTAAGTCATAATCAATTAAAAGGTCTAAAGGTATCGCAGTATTTCCCCCTGCACTCGCTGTTATGTTTTGTTCGTACCACTGCCCGTTAATTCCATTTAGCTGTGAGCGACATTTTAAATTTATGTTTATGCTTTCGTTTGAAAGTGCTGAAGAAAAATCATAATAGAGCGTTAAGTTTCCTGTAACGTGAAGACGGTACTTACCTGAATTAGCAACATCCAAATAACCATTTGATTCGTCGTACTGACTTAAGGTATCATCAACAAGTGTAAGAGTTAAAGCAACGTTATCTGATATTGGAATCGTTCTGTAATCATTCCAAAAAGTATTTGTTCCTATTACATTCGCTTCGATGTTGTACTGAGTTGCACCATCACCAGTATATTCAACGTGCCTATCATTTGCTTCGGCTGTTGTGATTGTTGTCTTTGCTCCACCGCCACGCACCAACGTATGTCTTTTAAATAACGTACTACTGATATGTGAAGATGAAAGAGTATTAGAGTTTATCGCTAAACACTTTTCAATTATCTCTTTAAAGTAAACGGCAAGAATTAAATCATTTGTCTTGTAAGATAATAAGTTTGAAGTATAACCAAAATCAATTAAAGGATACCAAACATCAGAACCATGCGCAGCCGTCCATGTTGCCGTTATATTAGCAATGCTCAGCGTGTGGTCGTACTCACTCCAACCAAGTTCACCAATTGTCATATCACCTAGTGCAATCCATAAATCAATGATAGTTGAAAAAGCCACTACATCAAATTCAGGTATCTCATTGTTTACTCTTACTTGCTGAAGGTTTGCAAATCCTGAAAATATTAATTTACCATTACGAAGTGCATAAGCAGGATAACGGATGGTAGGGTCAAACTCAAAACCTACACCATCTTGATTTAAATCTGTGATAGTAATATTGTAAGCACTTGCAAATAGTTCACGGTTATTTTGTGTACCTGGCAAAGAGATTGTTTTACTCATATCCCTTTTTCGTTTACTTGGTTCTTTTATATCAGCAACCGTATAAGTTAAAGGGAATGGAATATCATCTTTTAAATCAACGCGTTTATTATTTATGAAGAAGTCTATCATAAAATCATAGATGTTTTCTTACCTACAATAAGTTCTACTTTTTCAGATACAAGCGTATCGTTTTCCTGAATCATTGAAGCATAAGAAGTATTCGTAACCTTCACGCGTTTTAAATCGTAATCTGTTTGTTCAATATAAACGGCAGGTGAATCGTACATATTTTCAACAAGCCAATTCTGTTCGTCTTGTAAAAGCCAATCTGATTCAACAGTTAATTTATTGGTAGTTACTTTTGCAATGTCAATATCAGTCCCTCTGTTAGAATCAAATACAAAAGAGTTTCCTGAGATGTACCCAAACTTTCTTTGATAGCCCTCGCTCGTTACGTCTGCCGATTGTCTTGCTATCAAATCAAAACTAAAACCTTCTATACAGCCAAACATTGAAAGGAAGTGAAGACGTGCTGCGTAATCGTATCTGTGATTCGTATTCATATCCATTCGGTACTCAACAGGGTTTGCAGTCGTTGGATAAATCAGTACAGTATAGTAAGCGCAGTTGTCAAAATCTGAAAGTACTATTGTTGTTCCTGCGATTATAACCGAAGGTGAAATGTTTAAGATTGAAACAGGCTCAGTGATAGATACCGTAATATCATCAGTGACTATAATGTTATCATCTGAATCATAAAGATTATATTCGACGTTTGTAATCTCATCGTTGTTTGAAAGAACCATTAAGCGGTGTTGTTCGTCAACTCTTATCTTCGGGTTAATCGTTGTTGGGAATTGTGTAACAGGTAAGACGGTTGTTGCAGAACCCATTGCGTAATCCGTGTAATCGTAATCTTCAAAGTCTTCGTCTTTAATTCTTGCCTTCCAACAATTAACAGATGAACTTGTTGCGTCTGCTTGTGAGGTTGGGGGTGAACCGTATCTCTCTGTCACTATGATATAACAAGAACAATAATTTTGAGCGTCTTCAATTGCCGTTTGACTTATTACAGGTGGTTGTGTGTTGCGTGATATAATTCCACTCGCGTCAAACTGTGCGTAAATTCCATCTTCAGGAAACACAACGTTGTCAGAATCTAAAGACCCGTTGATATAAACAGAAACCAAATAACTAAAATTAGTTTGTGCCGTTTGGTTGGATGAGAAAACCCACACAACAGGATTATCTGAAGGTGTGTAGAATTGCGGTGATTGATGTATAGTTACGCTCATAACATTTCTTGAAATGCTTTAAAAATATTCTCTTCTAATTGCTCTAATGCTTCGTCACTAAAAGTTTCATCAACAAAGTGATTCGGTCTGATTCCTTTTTCTTTGACGGCTCTCATAATTACATAAGCAAGTCCATCATAGTTATCATCTTCAGCGTATATTCCTTTTGATTGAATCCAAAGCCCAATTGATTCTTTGAAGTTTAAACCTTGTGTAGTTGTTGATTTTGCGTATTGTGCAAATGAATAGGGTGAACCATAATTATTCTGAAGACCGTTAACACCTGAATTAATAAAATCCCAATAATCATTGGCAAGAAATTCAACACTGATTCCATCTTCGTCTTTACCGAATTGAAATGATAGTGATTGATTGAGTGAGCCTGTTGCGTATCTCTTTTGAATAGACTTCATTGTATCAATTTGATACTGCGCAAACATACTAAGAACTTCCCCGATAGGAGTAGATGCAATCGTTTTTAAAGATTGTCTTGCACGTCCTAAAGTTTGTAGATATTCTAAAGCCATTTAACTAAAGAGTGAGAATATCAAAAGTGGCTATCGTTTTGTGAACTTTTTTTCTTTAGCTTCCCTGTGATTGATTGAGTCGGCTTTAAACTTAAAGTAGATTAGCGACCACCTACGCACCTCTTCAACACTTAGACCGTAGTACTTTGAAACGTAATAAGCAGAATCTTCCCAAGCGTACAAATTTATCTTAGGCTTTCTACCTTTTTTTGTAGGTGTTGGATTTTTTCCGTTGTTAAGTATAGTTGCAGAACGTTGTAACTCAGCAAAAAAAAACCTTGTATATCCAAGAACGTTGATAAAGGAAGGTTACGTTTGAATACTTCGTTTCTTACGTGTCTTGGGTTTTTTGGGTTTTGTTGTTCATCTGATTCACCATAAGCCATTCCTTTTTCAATGTAAGCGAATGAAACAATATCAATAGGATTGTTTTCAAATTCGGGTTGCGCTGATTTATAGTCATCATCCCAATCAACAGGATGCAAAGTAAAATCATATCGGAACGTGTAAGTTACGCCTTCATAAGTTAATTCTAAAGGGCAAGGCTTTTGCACGTACGTAGAGTAAGCCTCATTGATTGTATTGAATAGTTGTTTGTTATCCTTTGCTGAATAGCGTTTCATTTTCACAAGTGGTATTCCTGTGAACATGGAATTTAGTTTGCACTTATCAATTATGCTTGGCTCTTCATCTTTGAATTTTGTAAGTTCCAACAAGAACGGCAAATGATTAATTCTCATTTCGTCAATGTGTGCAGGGATATTTATTATTTCTTCTTTAGCCATGATTGAGTAAATATATTTCGTTTGCAATTCCATTCTGCACTGCGTTACCTTTTAAACTTTCAGTGTCAAATATTGATTCTTTATTCATTATCGGTTTAATCCATCCGCAATCGTGAGGGACAACACCGATTGTCTTTTTTTGTTTAGCGGCTTCAAGCGAAAATATGAGGTCTGACATTCTTAGTCGTTTATCAAAAGCAAGTCCTTTAGGATGAAAGTAATCCGTTCTAAATGCTGTGACTCCCGTACCACACACGTCAACAATCTCTGCTAAATGAACATCATTCAAACAACGAAACGTTTTGTGCATTGTGTAATAATCTAGGAACGTTCCTTGTAATTGTCTGCCGTGATGGGCTATGATACAACCGTACTTTTCAATTGATTCGATTGTCTTTGAAACATAGTCAGGTGGATAAATCAAATCATCATCTAAAGTAAAATAGTATTCAGGTTCTGTGATTGTTTCTAGTCTAATAAATTTACCGTTGTCTGTTAGGTTGGGCATCACCTCATTATCATAAACATTGATTACATCGAATTGCTTTTCGATTGATTCAAGCATTCGTTTGAGCGATTCTTTACGCGGTTTATACGTCGCAATATTTGCGGTGATTAGCATTAGAAACAATATTTTTTGTAGAACGTGTAAGGAACTATTTTCATTTTAGCCATAAGCCAAATTAAAGGTCGGTACTTTTTAAAGTTGTATGTCTTGAAATCTTTGTGCGTTCGTTTCTCTGCACCTACTTGTTGCATCCATTCTGCAGGAAACTTAGCCAAATCAATTGGTGCTTTGTAGTCAAAACGAATCCTTGCATTTTCTTTACTGATTAATCCTGAACGAACTTGAGCCGACAAATAAACAATACGTTTATCAATCTTGAATTTATTAGGAAGTAATACCGAGCCGACAAACTCCGTGTATAAATTCTCACCATGCTTTGCCCCGTAACTTTGCCATTTACAAAACTCAATCATCTCAGCGTCCAATTCAGTTCTATCAACCATGTAATGAAAAGGGCGTATGTTCTTGATTCCTTTTAAAGAGTATTTGATTTGGTCTTTGAATGTAAATAAAGGATAGTTCTTTAATGTTCTGCCACCTGTAAACCATGAGTAAACAGAACGAATATACTCAGCATCCATGTAAGTCCAACCGCGAGGCGTTGACCCTTCCTCTCTAAAGTCGTGACCGTTTAAGATGTACTTAATTCCGTATTTATTAGCAGTCTCATACATGATTTTTGTCATTGCAATATCATTCGGTATGTCAGCATCAGGAACACCCGCACTTAAAAAAGCCTCATTCAATGTATCGTATTCACCTTTATTAACATTAAAACGAATTGAATCTACATTCAAAGTCTTTATGACGTTTAACATATTTGATTCAGCAATTGAACCGTTCCAATGATTATCAAAATGAATCACAAGTGGTTTAAGTCCCCACCATTTAACGGCAGCGTATGTAAGTGCGCTTGAATCCTTACCGCCTGAAATACCAATGATACAATTGTACTTACCTTTCTTTTTGCTTATTTTATCAAGCTGCTTGTAAAAGTCTTTAGGGTTGGCTTGACGTTCCAACTCATCGTGAATATCGCAATATTCACAAATGCCGTCTTCTTTTATTGTGGCAAAAGAAGAATCAAAAAGGCATCGTTTACATTCTATTGTTTCCATCGGTATATTTTATAAAGTGCATCATTCCCACTTACCATTTGCAATCCCACGAACTCAAAACCAAACGACTCGTAATCATGTTCGTAATAGAACTCGCCTTTAATGTCTTTGGTTTCACAGATGATAATTGAATCCTTTGCTATTCGTTTGAACTCTTTTACTATCTCGGTGATGTCCTGAATGTGACAAAGCACTGAGGTTGTCATAACTACATCGAACTCTCTTAAACGGCATAAATGATATTCATCACCTAACACTAAAAATTCAATTCGGTTCTTTGCCCTTGCATGAATGATATTAACAAACGACATATCAATACCACAAACCGTCAACCCTTCGTTGTTATCTAGTAAGTATCTTAGGTTCTTACCTACACCACAACCAAAGTCTAAAACAGATTTAGGGTTGTGATTGCTCACATACTTATTCATCATCACATCAAGCGGTGCAATCTCATCATTCGCTTGGTAGTTGAAGTAAAAACTTTTAGGGTGCATCAGAAAATTAATTTAAGTTCAGGAAATTCTTTGATTAGAATCTCGGCATTTAGTCTTATTGATTTGCTTGGAATTTCATCGTTCCAATGTTGTTCAAACTTATGTAGGTTGTTCCATTGATTAGTTGAAATAGATAACGCTTTCATGTCATCCTGTTTAATAAGTCCAATCTTACCACCTAACTTACCAACGTTTTGAAACATCATGTAATCCATGTTATGACCCTTCTCATCTTGAAACGGTTTCCAATTCATTTGGTCTAAGACACGGCTTGAAATTAATCTTCCAATTCCAATCGGCTCTTTTTCTCTTTCGCCTTTTCCATATCCTGCCCAATGACAAGCACGGAACTTGTCAGCAATATCTACCATGTAGAAATCAGACTTACCCACTAAATCATATTCAGTCATGTAAGGTAGTGAGTAGCTTAACCAATTATCACTGAGCCAATCTGAACTACCAACGAATAAAACAACATCAATGTTATGCTTCTTTGCTTCTTGAAATCCTGCGTTCCATTTCTTACCGAGTGGAATGTTAGCATGATAAACAAATAGCGCACCAGCTTTCAAAGATGTTAACTCTTCGTCTTCAGAATCACCAACACAGATAACTAAATCAACTCCGTTCTTTTTTTTAAGACGTTCGATTGTGTGCTTCAAAAGTGGAAGCCTACCTTTAACTGGAATGACTGCACCTATCTTCATCTACCACCAACCTGCAATTACTCCAACCATGTAAACGCATACGCCTAACACTAGGACTGCTTTTATTAATCCACCTAATCCGCTTGGTTTTGGTGCTTCACCGTTTGTTGTTGTCATTTATTTAGATATTAAAGGTATGTCTTTGCGATGTTCACCGTGCATCTTTGATTCATGGTCACCATGAAAAGCAAGTGATGGTGTTGGTGTTATCATCTTGACTCCAAAACTACGAAACTTTTTTGTAAGTTGGTGTCCTACTCCTGAACTTTTATCAGGTCTGTTAAACCAACCTTCAGGAACTTCATCAATAGTAAGCCTTTCAATTGTGTGTTTGTTTGTTAAGAATCCACAATCAACAAAACCAACCTCGTCAAATTTATATTCACCTACATTAAAAGATGGTTGACCTGTTCCGAAACCACCCCAACAATGTGAACGTCCATCGTTTGAAAGATTGACAGCGAATAAATGATTATCCCAACCTTGCATTGTGAGGCGTTTAATCATATCTAAGTCGTAGTTCTTGAAATCATCAGGAACAAATAGAAAATACTCTTCATCTGAATCTTTACAGAACTCAACAGCAAACTTCCACTTCTTCCAAAAGTTTCTTTTGCCTGACCAGTCTTCATCGTTACATAATATCAAATCACCCCCAACCTCTCGAATGGTGTTCTTTAACATTTCGGGTCTGTCATGTGTGAATACTACCACAAGCATATTACCCAAATGATTGAAGTGATACAAGCAGAGGCAAGAACAATTATAGACAGTCCAATGATTTGCTTCTTTTCAATATCAGTCAAACCTTTTTTAATTCTCATTCTTTTCATAATTCAAACTTAACGATATTTTCCGTCATATTTATCAATCGTACCAATAAAATATTTAACAGCATCAAACGCATGGTCATTCCCTTTCTTTGGTTTGCCTGTTCCAACGCCTTTTATATCCTTACCCCAAACTAAATTTCTTATTTCGTTAATCATTCCCTCACTTCGCTTAGTGATAAAGAACGGTTTGTTCTGCATCTTCTTAATCGCATAAGAGTTGATGTCTTGTTTGGAGTCGCACGCATGGATGTTAACACCCATTGATTGAATCTCGTATATTGATTTAGGCTCTGCCGAATCCGCATAGATAAGATTGTTTCTAATTCCCATCTCAATAATCATATCACCTAAATCTTGGTTGGTTAGTTTGGTTTCGTATATCCTTTCATCAAATACATAAGAACCTTCAAACTCATAAACATCGATTAAGGCGGCAGGAACTTCCCAACCAAAATCCATTCCATGCCCTAAGAGTCTTGCTCCTTCAGGAATAGAATCAACTACTTCCCACTCTTCAAAGACTGCGCCTTGTAAGTTTCCAATGTGACCGTCAATATAAACTCTGCACCAATTCTGCCAATACTTTGAGCCTTCATTTGCTTTTCGTCTTGCATTATCGAAGTCATCAATTACATTTGGTGGTAACGCTTCGTTATCTTTGTATGTTAAAATGAGTAGTTCTGAATCTGATTCCTTTAAGACCTCAGTGTGTGCCCAAAATTCAGATGTCGGGTTGAAATCCAAAAAAATGTCGCCACTTGTTCTAATCGCTAACTGATGATAGGTATCAAATTCTAGGTTGTTTGCTTCATTTACGTATAGAATGTTTCGTCTTGCGCCTCTCACCTTACCTTCGTCCTCTGCACTAAAGAACTCAATATAAGAGCCATTCTGAAACGTGTACGTAAGAAGTGATTTATTGAAACGCCACGGATTAAATCTGTTTGTCCATCGCATTATCTTTAAAAAGTCTTTGAGTGCGCCCCGTCTTAAATGTGGGATTGATTCAGCGACAACAGATATTTCTAATCCTGCTGTCCTTGAGGCCATATCAATAAGCACTGGAAGTATTCCAACTGTCTTGCCTGCCGAAGAACCGCCCTGAATTACTTTCTTCCTAGCCTTTAATCTTAGAATTTTGTTTATTGCGGTGGTTCTGATGAACATTGATTATCAATAAGTTAGTCTACTTTGTCCACCGTGTGGTGACAACTACAACTCAGGGAAAAGAGGTTGCTCAGGGTCACCTGAAATTTGTTGCTTATCCGTCATGCCTAATCTGTTCTTTGCGTAGAATATTCCTTTACCCTCATTTGCAACAATATCAACGGCTAGTGAATCAAAATCACCCTGTATTTTTTTTATAGTGTCGCATAACGGATGTTGTTCATCTTTTAGTACTCTATAAATTGTTGTCCTATTATAAAATTCAAAGTGTTGTCTTCTTAACCAATGACAAACGAAGTAAGCGATAGTTGGAATGTGCCTTGAAGTAACCTCAACAATCTTGCCTGAGCCTGTTGCTTGTTCCTGTCTGTTGCCTATACACTCATCACAGTACTTGTTGGCTAGTTCTATTAACTCATCAGCATCAATCTTCTTATGCTTGTTCGCCATCTATCTTAGTTTTAGATAAAGCCTTTAAAAGTTTTCTTTTCTTTCTTTCGGCTTTGAATGATTGAATGAATAATAAAAAGGCATACCGCTTACGGAGTAGCCAATTGAAAGGCGTTTTGTTTTTAAAGATGTGGTCTAAGGCTGCCGATGTTATGATTCCTTTGAGCATTGGGTTTGACATTGACTCATCTATACAGCGCTTGATTAATAGGTTGTGAGCGTAACATATTGCGGTGCATTTACCGTCAGGTTGTACTATGAATTTAATCATCTCACGGTTATCGAATTGGTCTACGTGAACGCCTGGCATATCTTTGTAATAAGCAAAGCCTTTTTCACCACCCATGTTACATTTATTTACATTGACGTTTCCTCTTCGTTCTTTAGAACGTTCTTGCTGTCTTGTGGTTGGCGCACCATGAATCTTCTTCATTTACTTTAAAAGTTCGTTAATCAATGTGACCTTTGAAGCACGTCCGTTTGTTTCCATTGGAACACCTTTACGCTTTTCAATTACTAATTTGTTTAGTTCTGCCCAACTCTTTTCTTCTAGCGCCTTACGCTTGTCATCTAAAGGAATTAAAGGGTTGCCTGAATGTTTCGTTTGGATGCTTGGCGTTAGGATTGTAACTGTTGGGTTACTTGGAATGATACCACCTGACTTTTCAAATAAGACTAGCCAATTAGTCATCATCTTATTCATTTGGGTTATGCAACCTGAACGACATAAACGTTTTGATGATGGTGGTAAACCCTGTGCTTTTTTTAACTCTTCATATCCCTGCTTTACTATTTCAAAGTTTCGACCTCTGTGTTGGATGTTCTTTTTAATATCTTCACTCAGCGCAACTATTTCACTTGCGACTGTAAGGAAGGGTAACTTTTCTAATCTTGGACTAAATTGATAACTCATTTGCTTTTTATTGAATCGAACCCTAACAAGTTGTCAAGTATTCGGGTTATTACGAAATTTAAAACTAATAGTGTTAAAGCGGTTCGCCAATCATAGGTTAAACCGAAATATATTCCCGAAACAATTGTACCAATCCAAAAGCCAGTACAGAAATAACAAGCGAACAATTGAAGATACCACTTGTGATGTGATTCAATCTGCCAAACCTCTTTACCAAACCAACTTAGTATAATGTTATGAAGTCCGAATAAATCAAACCAAAGAATCAAAATCAAAGTTGTCGTCAGTTGTAGTTCTAAAATATTCATCTCTTAATAATTGCTTTGCTTTGTTTAGGTGTACGTAGAATTGAGTTTTAGTCATTTCTGCATATTTCGCAGCGTCTCTCTTATTCTTACAAACGACCGCTAAAGTAAGTATATTTTTGTAAAATTCCAAATCATCGTTTAAATTTTCTGTCTTTAAAAAATCCCAAAGGAATTGACGGCAGGGAATATTACTTTCAAAATGCTCAACTATTACTATTTCTTTTTGCTTTTTGAATCCGTTGTTTCTAAGAGCTTTAAAAAAGTAATTACGATAGTCCCTTACTACCACCCCGTCTAACTCTGACTCTCTTACTTGAAGCCATGTTTCATTAAACAATTCAAGATAGTTTGAAGGACAAAGAACCCGTGCCATTTTCAGACATTCAGGGTCGTTTGCTATTTGTTCAGATGCTATCAATAATCCAAAGATAGTAATTTATTTCAATTGGCAGAACATTTTAACTGCCGTTTCTCTTTACTAATTAATACGTATTTCAGGACGTACCACCGCTAGATGTTTAATTAGTCGCTGTTCACCGTGTGCTTAACGGAATGTTTTTATTTGTTTTAAAATGATTCAGGCAATCTATTTTCTTTAACCATTCTATCCCATCGACGCATTTTTCTTTTATAGCCTCGACTCTTCTTTTTCTTTTTGTTGTTTGGCATATCTATCTTAATTTTATTTGTGGAATTTTTCCGTTTAAATACCTACCATTGCCTCGATAGTTTCTTAATCGTTCCTGAGTTGTTATAGGACGGTTTAAGAGTTCATCTACCTGTTCAGGAGTGAATAGTTCAAACGCTCCCTTTCTTAGTCTCTTACACTCGTGTTCTATTTGTCTTGCTCTAAATAGTTTGCCTGTTGTGTTGAGGCTTTTTATAACAGGTACACAATATTGCAACATATCATTGAAATCATATCCATCTACGTATTTCTTTTTTGATACGACTTTACCTGTTTTTAAACTTCTTCCTGTTACTATCTTTGTTTGGCTCATAAATTAATCGATATTAAATGAAGGGTAGATTTTAAATTCACAATCATTCAATTTATAGATTGTGTTTAATTCAGCGTCCTTTCTTTGACTTGCGAACTGTTCGATTACAGCAAGTTGCTCTTGTGTAATAATTAAAGTTTGTTTTGGCTTCTTTGAACTAGTGGTTAAATCAAAAATTTCCCCAATGTGAATTTCATATTTCATATTACTTTCTTATTAATACTGTTATTATCTCTCTTAAATTGGTTTCGTTAAAAGACTGTTCTTCTATCCAAGCCTTTAAAGTTAATGCCTTAGCGACCTTTACAATGCGTCTGTCGTGGTCTTCTTTGCTTTCTTCAGGCTCAGTTGGTTTCTCCCGTTTCTTCTTTGGAGTTATCAGTCTTGCCTCACTTCCAAATATCGCTTTTTCTTCCTTGCTGAAAGTTATTAAGCCCCACTTAAATAAGTCATCATAAATTATGTGAGCGTTTAAGTCGTCTATTGTGTATTTGTTTGTTTCACAATAAAGGTCATACGGTTGAAATAACCTACGCTCGTAATAATCCAAATCACTTATTTTTGCTTCAGGCAAATTCCTTTCACCACTGAATTGTTGTTTAAGAACGTTGCCTCTCCAAATATAATAACTAGCCATGACTCTACCAAAGTATTCACAACTAAACTTTTGATAACAAGCAACATCTAAGTCAGGGAACTTTTTTGAAACCGCCATTTTAAAAGCCGTCTTTATTTCTTCAGCAATTAAACCACCGTAAGCACCGATTACAAAGTCAATTAAAACTTTCTTTTCAATCTCAACAGGGTAATTCTTTTTGTCAAGTCCAACCAAAACAAAACAGTAAGCGAGTGCCTCACGTAGTGGGGCATCGTTTTTAAGTTGTCTAATTTGTAGACCTGACTTAATTAATTTATTCAGTGATAAAGCTTCTAATTGCGTCGTCTGTTGTTGTGGTAGGTTTTCCATTGTTAAATGTTTTTTGGTTCTTATTCCATCTCTCCAATCTTTTTTTAATGTCGAATACTTTTTCTTTTTCAAAGCGCATCTTCTTTGCGTTGGGGCTTATCTCTGTCCAATAGTCAGTAAATTCATTAACCATTTTCCAATCGTATATTAACCCAACTCTATCCGTTGAACGATTCAAAACTTCATCTTTAAATTCAGTCTTTCTTTCTTCAATGGTCTTTGATTCTTTCTTTGGAGTGAATTGTGAAGCGTATTCTTCCATTAAATCGGATGGTCTTTTCCAATATTCGGGTAAGTCTTCACGGTTCAAAACATTGTTTTCAATGCCATATTTTTTTATAAATTCAATTGCTGTCTTCATGTTTTTAGTTTAGTGTTTTTAATCAATGGTTAGCCTCCAAATTCTAAAGCGTGTTCTACTGGTATCAATACCATGCATTCAGCCGATTTAAACGTGCCAAACATAGATTGTTTAATATCGAACTTTTGCAATATGCCTTTGTATTTTCTCGTCTTATCTGTAAGTGATTCAACTGAACTTTCATTCTCTGTGAAGAACTCAAATAGCATATAATCAACTCCGTTTACATTTTGTATTATTCCTTCTTTCATATTCTTTTTTTTAGTGTTTCAATCCTTTGTTTTTAGGGTGTTCTTCGTCTTTATCCCTTGCACACTATCCATGTGAGGAATTAACCAAAATCAATCAACCCTTATAGGTGACTTTTTTTAGTCGAATAAAAAAGCAGTTCCCCCCTTGACGTTACTGTTGAACGTAGCGAGTAGTCAACATCGTTCCCTCGCTTTTTAGGTCTTGGTTGTTTCTGTGCAAGTCGGAGTTGACAGTTAGTCATTGCTCCATTTACCAAGTCTTTTTTATTCCAACAAGTTTTTACACCTTTTTTTGTCTGAGTTTCGGCTTTGAACTCTTCTTGTTGTATATTTCAAAAAAGAAACCCACTGCGGACTGAGAGTTGAGTGGGTTTCCATTGGTGAGAAATTGCTTTCTCTAATAAAGTCGTTTGGTTTCTCAGTCCGCGACTCTGCAATATTACAAAACTTTTTTCAATTTACAACCGTTGTTGTAAGATTTATTTTTTAGTAGGGATTAAAAATGAATTTCCGTCTTTATGTCTTAACTCCCAATTACAATTCCCTCTTAATAAAAATGATTTTTGTATCAACTCCTCTGAGTAATAAATACCATCACTAACGTCTATACATGGGTTTCCGTCGTGTGGGTTACCATATAAATAAGCACAGAACCCTTCAGGCATATTTAATTTAAAATATTTATCATCCTTAAATACTTCAGGAAACAAAGTCTTTAATGTTTCTTTTGCGGTTGAGCATTTACTTGCCGCTTCTAAAATGCGGTCTTTTGTTATTTCTACTTTCATAATTTATGTTTTTTTTAATTTAATTGTAACACCTCTTCCTTTTCCTCTTTTTGGATTTGCTCAAAGGTGAGTTTCTTCATTGATTGTTCTGAAATTTTGCGAAACTCAGTATGTGAAAACCAAGTTGTGTAAGGACTTTTATCTGAAACACACCAATTATCACTTCTTAACCTTCCGCAATCAAAACAATAAGCAGAAATTTTAGATATAAAATGTTTGAACCCCCCAACATCAACAGCCCAACCACAGCAATTGAAATTTATACCTTCAACAATATAAGTCTTTTTACTAATAAGCCCATCCTCAGTTGCCCCAATATAAACCACCTTATCGCCCACGCAAAAAGGTGCAATATTTATCTTTTCCATAGTTTAGTTTTTAATCGTTATTAATTACCGTCATCCTCTAAGAACTGTTTAACCTTTTCGACTAGGTTGACTTTACCCCCGTGTCTTTTGATTAAAGCACCCTCTAAAAATAGTGATACTAATTGCTTCTTCTTTGAAGGGTCTAACTTGTTTCTCCCTCGTGTTTCTTTTTTAGCCATAATTATTTTCTTTTTGATTTGTGAATTTTTGGATTGTATAAAACTAATGGTGTATCTGATTTAATTGTATGAGTAGTTTTATCACAAAAAACTTTGTAGATGTAGTAGTAGTCACCAAAACAATTCCATCGAAGACTAAAGAACCCGTCTTCTTTATCATTTTCCTTAAGCTCAACACCTATAATAATTCCTTTTATTTCATGAACCCACACAGTATCACCAATATTATTTGGTTTGTTTTCAAGTCTAAAGACATCTTTCTTTAACTCATCAATTTGTTTCTGCAATTTTCTTCTTCCGAACATAATTTGTTTATTTTGTTTCGACAAATATACAACTAATTTTAATATATCAAAACAAAATTAAAAATAAATAAAAATATTTTTAAAAATATATTGTCAATTGAAATAAATGTATTAATATTGTCCCAACCAATCGAATTAACGAGAGGTTTTAAAAACTGCGATATGAAAGCTAAAGATTTAAAAGTAAATGATAGAGTGAAGTTTAATAGTCGATTTCATACTATTGTTAATGTTTCTAAAAAGACTAACTCTAACGGTGTTTTAATTGTTTCTGTTGAATGTATTTCACCAAAGGGAGGGTTTCAGTTTTCGGCAGAAGCGGATGTTATTACAAAATAAACTTTTCCAAGCGGTTTTAAATCGCAAGTTTTCCGTGAGGGAAATAGCCACTATCAATATCAGGTAGTGGCTTTGGTAGTACAAACAATTAAAACAAATAGCGATATGAAAGACCTAGTAATAAAACTAAACGACCAATTCAAAGAATCAATTAAAATGAGTCAGCACCCTATTATATTAGAGGCTCAATGTAAGTGCCTTTTATACGACACAGCAAAGGTTCTTTTATCACAAGGATTAATAAGTGAGACAGAGTGTTTGCTTTTTAGAATTGAAGTAGAAAATTTGTATAACTAAATAACAAAGGATATGAAAATTAAAGATTTAATTAAAGTGTTTGAACAACTACTGCCTATTTATAAAAAGGCTTATAAGGAGAATGTAACAAATTCAATATTGAATTGCAGAGGTTTGGAATTTGGATTGTGTAATGCGTCAGATAGGCATTTAGGGATTGATATTTATGAGGTAATAAGTCGTTATTATAAAAATTACATAACAGTTGATTTTTATAATGAACCAACTTTTTTATTTGAAAGACCCAAAACAGGCAAAGGCCTAAAGCCTCGAATAGACTTTATGGAGTCAGAGATTAAAGACTTGAAAAGACTATTAAAAAAGGGTTTTACACATGTATAAGTCAGATAAAATAAGTAAATTAGTAACAAATAAATAAATATAAATTATGAGCATAATAGCAGAAAACAAAGGCGGTTCAGATTTTGAACCAATTGCAGCAGGCACTTACGCCGCACGTTGTTTTTCAATGGTACACGTTGGAACAGTAACAGAGAGTTTTGAAGGAACTCCGAAAACACAAAACAAGATTCGTTTGGCTTGGGAACTACCAACAGAATTAAAGGAATTTAAAGAGGGTGAAGGTGAAAAGCCGTTCTTCGTGTCGAAAGACTTCACTTTATCAATGCACGAAAAGTCAAGCCTTAGAAAGTATTTACAAGATTGGAGAGGTAAAGCATTCACAGATGACGAAGCGAAAGCGTTTGACGTTACCAAATTACTTGGTAAAGAATGTTTGGTTTCAATTATCCACGAAGTTAAAAAGGATAAAACCTACGCCAAAATTTCCTCAGTCTCAACCCTACCTAAAGGAATGATTTGCCCACCACAGATTAACGAAACGTTTGAGTTTTCATGGGCTGAATTTGACCAAGCAAAATTCGATTCGCTTCCTGAGTGGTTACGTAACAAGATGAAAGATTCTGTCGAGTACAAACAAAGATTTGCTTTGGAGTCAGAGAATCATTCTCACAAGGTTGAAGTAGATGACCAAAATTTACCGTTCTGATGTACACAATAGAACTAATAAAAGATTTAAGCGAAAAGTTGGAACGGGGTGAGATATCCCCGAACCAATGCTTAAGTACTTTAACCAAACTAAGAAACGAACGCCAACAACTAAAGGAACGTTGTGAGGCTATGTTAATGACTGAGTATAAAATACAGGCCAATAGCAGAACTCTTATGTACAAAGCAAATCCTGAATGGTTTGAATTACGTTTAAAACTTATTTCAGCATGGCGGGATTGCCGAGTATCAAACACAAATAACCTGAAAGAACAAATAAGTTATTTAGCTGATAAAGATTTGGCTTACATTGACCCTATTAAATTAGAGGCTTTGGATATTACAAACAAAGATATAGTAGGTATCTACAAATCACTTGAAGAGTTAATTCTAATACCTAAGAAATGAAGTACGACCTTACAAAGTCAACGGATTTAATTAGCGTCCAAGTGAGGCTCAACAAACTCAAAGCGGATGGTTCTTTAGTTGAACTTACAAAAGTCACTCCTAAACGCACCATTCAACAGAATAAATATATCCACGTTCTGTTTAGTTTATTCGGGATGGAGTTTGGATATACTTTAGATGAGGCAAAGACTTTGTTAAAACGTGAGTGCAGTTGGTGTACTTATGAAAAGAACGGCAAAAAGTTTTTAAGACATACAAGCCAAATGCAAACAGATGAACTAACAAAGTTCATTGAATGGATTAGGAACTATTCAGCACAAGCAGGATTGTATTTGCCAAGTGCAGACGAATATTTAGAAGCACAGATTTACATTGACAATCAAATCACACAACACAAAGAATATTTATGAGTAGATACGTTTATAAATTAGGACAAAGAGTAAGAACAAGGATAGGCGGTATTGAAGCCTTAATTACGGGTGTATGTATGCGCTCCGATTCAAGCTATGAACTTTCTTATTTTGTTGGTGGTCAGCATCACAATATTTGGCTTTATGATTTTGAGTTTGAAGCTATATCTGAAAAGCAAAAAGCAGGATTTAAACATTATGACGAATGTGAAACGTTACTAATCGAAACAGATAAATGAGCGCAAAGGCTATAAAAATACAGGATAAGATACCTAAACAAAAGGTCTGCAAAGTTTGTAAAGCAAAGTACACACCTAACAGACCGCTTCAAATGCTATGCTCCGTTAAATGTTCCTACAAATACGTAGAGATACTTAACAAAAAGAAAGCAAGAAAAGAAAAACAAGAAGGCTATGAGCGGTTAATGACTCATTCAGATTGGTCAAACGAACTACAAAAAATAATGAACCATATCGCTAGGCTAATTGATAAAGACGTTCCTTGTATTTCGTCTTTGAGAATGGGTGGTAAGATTGCAGGGGGACATAGGTTTTCAGTGGGTGCAAATCCCCAACTACGTTTTAATCTATTAAACATTCATGCACAGTCTTTTGAACAGAATAGCCACAAGTCAGGAAACCCTGACGGGTACGATAAAGGATTACTTGAGTTGTATGGAAGTGAATATTTAGAAACAGTACACGAATTAAAAACTAAATACACTACTTTAAAATTAACTATTCCCGAATTGATACAAGCAAAATCTAAAGCGAGTAAGGTGGTAAGCGCACTTAAGAAATTAGACTCAACCTACGCTCCTAAAATGAGAATCGAATTAAGAAGAAAGTTTAACGAACAAATAGGAATTTATAAATAGAAAAGTTATGAAAAAAGGATGGTTTTTATTCGGAGTGTCTTTAATAATTATGTGTGTAACATCAATAGTACTTGGTGGTATATCAATAATAAAAGACCAATACCCACCAACACCAATGGTAAAAGATATTCAAAAGGACACTTTGGAATACTGTTATTACGAATGTACAATTGAAAATGTATATTCTGAAATAATGAAAGCAGATATTAAGTTTTCTGAAATCGTATTACGTCAGGCTATGCACGAATGTAAAGAGGATGGTAAGTATTTTAACTCTTGGAATTGTTTGAAAAGAAATAATTTGTTTGGGTATAAAGGTGGCGTAAAAACTCCTGACAATCCACATGGTTACAGTATTTATACCCATTGGGTAGAGTCAGTAAAAGACTACAAAGGTTATCAAGAGAGAAATATGCCTGAAAATTGCACAGATTATTATGAATTTCTAAGATATAGTGGATATGCAGAGGACGGTGACCAATATGTAAAATCTTTAAAGAGTTATAACTTAATAATTGTAAAAAGTGGGACAACATACTAATCTATATCCAAGAATAATCCTGCAATTTATAAGGGTTGCTCCGCCTGTTTCAAACTACGGTTTCGAGTTAGTTACTTGGTGGCAAGAAGACGCTACACACGTAAAAGATTTTAGGGTTGAAATTGAAGACGCAAGACCAACAAACTCAAACATTATTGAACTACAAAAAAAAGGTTCTGTAATTATTATTGATAGATATACAAATAATCCAAAAGTTTAATTACTTTTACCACAGCGATATGATTGAAAAAACATTAAAACTATTCCCGTGTCTTGTACACCTCAGTCGAGGTGGTCATATCGCTATGTTCTAAGGCACGGGAGTTTTAAATTTATAAAAGTTATGAGCGACACAAGATGTTTATATTGGAAGATTTGGTCAAAAAATTATAAAGATTGTTGCAAGCACAAACTACATTATAATTTAGGTTCTACTTATAACGAAGTGAGTGATGCTACAATGTTGACACATCAGATTATTCAACAGAAATATCCAACTAATTTAGAATTAATAAATCATTCAAAAAGTAAATTATGAGCGACACTAATAAAACGGCAGAGGAATTTGACAGCAAAGAACTTGCATTAGTTTTTCAACATTATATTTTTACTACTAAAAGTGGCGATATAGTTGTGCCTTATGATTTAATTGAAAGGGGACTTTCTGAATATTTCTCACAAAAAAACCTCCACCAATCCAAAGAGATTGAAGAGTTGAAAAAAGAGTTGGAGTCAAAACAATGGATTTCAGTTAAAGATAGACTTCCTAAATTAGAAGAATACGAAAACTACTACCATGCGCTTGCTGTTGTAAACGGAGAAACATGGACGAATGTAGTTTTTATGAAAGATGGAAATAAATTTATTTCAAATTCAGACACTACAAGTCAAAGAGCATTAGATGTTTCTCATTGGATGGATATACCAAAACTTCCTTCCTAACCAAATAACAAATAAAATAAAAGAGTATGTTCTACTGTGAAAAATGTAAAGTAAAAAACGAATGGCCAGAAGGATTTATGAAATCGTTTGGGCGTTGTGAGTGTTGCGGTAAATCAGCAGACTGTTACGATGTAGCAAGTTCAAGATTGCCACTACCTAAAACTAAAGTAACCACACCTAAGACCAAATAACCATGAGCGACACTAATAAAAACTTAGACGAATTATGCGGTGAAATTATAGGTATTGCATGGGATGAACATGATTTATTCCTTGCTTGTACTTTGATTAAACCTAAGATTCAAGAATACTCCGACCAAACCACTCAATCCCTACAAAAAGAGAATGAGGAAATGAAACAAAAAAAACTTGTCTTTCAATTGTTCATTGGCAAAGTTTCTGACGTTATCGGATTTGATAAGACTACGGAGCTTTTGAGAGAGTCACATGACGCATTTAACCCAAGTGAGTAAAGCACTCACTTATTAAATTAAAAAATAAAGAAGTATGGCAAAGAAAAATAAAGAATTTACTATTACAATTAATGTTACAGAGAAAAACATTGAGAGAATAATATCAGGTAACCCAACAAAATCTGAGGTTATTGGAATACTTGAAATTGTTAAATTGGAATTGGTTAACAATATTGAAAAATAACATTGATTCAGATTACGGGTGTGACAGAAATAATGTAGGTCGTGAAAAGGGATTATGGCGACACGATTAGGTTTTATTCTTCGTGAGTAAAAAAGAAAGGTAACGAATATCACTCCCCGAAAATCGGTAATGCAAAACCGTACAGGTATCAAATCCTGTCACCCGTTTTCTGAATTGACATTGAATACGTGAGTAGCTTAACGGCAAAGCGATTAGATGCCCAGAAAGGGCTTGCAAACTAATAGATATGATGACCCTTAGAGGTGGTTCGAATCCCGTCTCACGTGCAAAGATTAACTTTTGATTAAAAAACTAAACAAAATTAAATATGAAAACAGAAAACGAAATCAGACAAGACGAAACACGAAAAGTGTTGAATGAGGTGATTGAGAAATTGGATTTTAATAAGTACGTTAAAAAGTATTCTAAAGATACAATCGAATTTAGAAGCCATAATCAAGCGACTGACGAAGCAATTAAAATAGTCCAATCAATGCTACCAAAAGAAGAAGTTAAACAACCTATTCAAGACGAGGAGATTAAGGCGGGGGAAATGGTAATGTGGAAAGATACAAATGGTTGGTGGGAAGGTCGTCTTTTTTATATTGGAAAAAATCAAGAAGGCAAATATGTTCTTGAGGCACACGGTAAGTTCGTTGTTTGTAATGAAATCTCAAGAAATGTACCCACCAAACGCCCTTCGCTTGTCGAGGCTGAGAGATTTTTAAAAGAACATTATTATATTCCTCGAACTTCTGAAGAATCTGATTATGATTTTTTATTGAGATACACTGAAAAATTAATACTAAAAAATAAGGAATGAAAAGAGAAATAAAATCTATTCTAAAAGAACAGGGTAAATTAGAACTGTTTTCAGATGATAAATTTGAACAAGTAAAAGCATTAATGAAGTACGCAATGACCCAAGATTCTTGGTTGAAAATGTACCTATCATTAGACCCACTTAATAAAGCGCAATGGTGCGCTGACCATATTCATTTAATAAAATAACCCATGACCCCACAAGAGAAAAAGATAAACGATATAGCGGAGGCGTTGATTGAGCGTTTTTATAGTTTTAATCCATCATACTTGTTGGCTACCAAATGCGCCATCGAATGTCAGAGGGAGGTTGTTCAACAACTATCACATACAATTTTATGGGTTGACGAATCCACAACCAACTATATCAAATGCAAACACTTTTATACCGAAGCCCAACAAGTGCTTGAGAATCTTGAGAAACGACTACTTTAAAATCAAAAACAAAGTTTCAATTCCTATAACTCCAAACAAAGAAATTGCACCACGTTTAAGATTTAGCCTTTTTCGTTCCGATTCTGACAACTTCGCTGTTAAGTCGGCTATAACTATTGATTGTTCGGAAATTAGTTCCTGTGCGAGTTCTAATTGTTCTTCTTTATGTTCTACAATTTCCTCAAGCAAATCAATTCGAGAATCAAAAAAGTAGATTAAAGAGTCAACTTGTTTTCCTTTGTTGGCTAGAATTAGAATATTCTTTGCATCAGGATAACTAAAACAGATGCTATCTTGTTGTGCGTAGCAGTTCTGCAAAGGCTGAATCAATGCCGTTATTGTCAAGATTTTTAATAGTAGTTTCATCTCTTAAGATTTGTAGTTTAATCGTGTCGGTCTTTTGCTCAAAGGTGTTTACTTGTAATCGAAGTTGATTAATACTGTCTTGTAACGAATTAAATTTCGCTTCATATTTCGAGTAATCAATCGTTGGAATTTGCGTAGGTGTTTCATCAGGCCACAAAGATACGCATAGCATAATTATAAAGCCTATTCCGAATATTAAATTTAAGTGTCTTTGTCGCATTTTATGAAGGTAATTTATGTTGCCATATCATTGTGTTAACCTCATTCAACCCATCAATGTTTAAAATAACAACAGGGTAAACCTCTTCGCCTTTTATGTTACGTCCTTTAGGCTTATCAATCATATTGAATGTTCCAACATTACGGTTGATTTTTTTTAATGTTAATCGGCTGTCACAATTTGGATGAGTGTAAACTTTCATTTGGCTAATATAAGGATTATTTATTTAGAAAGTGTCAAACTTTTTAGGACAAATTTTGTCTAAAATCTTGCGAAGCCTCTTTTTTCTTTCGCCCTCTTTTTTAGTTTCTATTTTCTTTAACTCTTTTTCTTTGAGATATTTCTTGTACCTCTCTTTTTCAAACCATCCCTTATCCATAATCTATTGGTTTAAACTTAAACTGCGGTATGCCTTCAATCTTTTTAAGTGTGGTGTGAGAATGTCCTAGAAAATAACTTGCGTTAAATCCGAACATCCCACACCAACGGTCTAAATTTCTGCGTCTAAGCATCAATCCCCCATCATGTGAACCAAATCAACAACAACGTGTTTGGTCTTGGTAACTTACTTTTAGTGTCGTTGTCAACACCTCTCATCATGGGACTTTTACCTTTGTGCTATCCCTGTGGTTGTGAGTCCTCATTGTACCACTAGTATTCTTATTTGTGCAACCAGCCAATTTCTCGCAGACCACAAACAGAAATGCACCCCGACCGCGAAGTTGAATGGTGCATTTCAAAGAGTATTACCCCTCCCAAAAAATTTCTTTGTTATGATTCGCGGTCGTAACTAATGCAAATAACGTAAATAAATTTGAATTGGTTGCACAATTTTAAAAATATTTTTTGTAACAACCTTGTTAGTAACAACTGTGTTACTCTTCTTCATTTGCCAATTCCTCTGCTATTACGTTAGCTACAATAACTGTATAAGCCCTCTCAAGTGCTTCGTCCCATCTTGCCTGTGCAACATCAATAGGTGAAGGACTGAAATATTCATCGTTGTTAGATAGTAATAAAACAGTCCCCTCTTCTATGTTCTTTACGTTGCTAGGCATCATGTAAATAACTCTAAAAGGATTTATAACATAACCCACGTCTACACCGTCAACGTTTCTTATTTTGAGTCTTAGTAGCATCTATTTATTTTTTAACGATTCAACGTAATTCAAATAGGTTTTGTTTGATACGTGGTACTGCTTTTTACATTTACATTTCATGTGGCGTTTAATATAGCCCATCGCTGTCGTATCGGTGTGACAAAGTGAAACGTTATTAGAACCACATTCAGGACAACGCCATTTGCTAAACTTATTAAGTACCGCATGATTTGTATTGTGGTCAATGTAAGGGCTTAAAACGTGGAATACATCTTCAAGTAAAATAACGTCTTGAGCGCAATAATCAACCATTGTTTTTAATGCTGTTTTATTACCTGCTTCGACCTTATCCCAAAGACCCCGACCCTCATGGTCTAACTTTCGGCCGACCTCTAAAATTTGTCCTAAGTAATCTAATTTATTTGAAGGAAAACTAAAGTATGCACGTGCTTTTTTTAATGTATCAAGTGTTCTGTATTTTGGAAACATCAAAACCTTTTGTTGAATTGCCCGTGTACGGATTTGTTTTATATCGAATCTGTCTCCGTTGTGTCCTACAATCTCATTGGCTTCACCTAGAATCTTGATAAACTTTTTGAGTATCGCTTTGTCATCTTGTTTTGAATCCCAAACCAATCGGTGTACTTCGTCTTCGTATTGCCATTTATAACAGATACAAATAATCTTATTGCCTTTTACTATTTGCTCGGCTGATACGTACTGTTCGCCCGTTCGCCAACCTCTAAAATACATTTGGCTTGTTTCGATGTCAAAAAACAATCTTTTTATAACTGTTGAAGCGCCTTGTTTCTGAAGAAAACTTGAAGCCCATCTACGGATTAATTCAACATCAAATTCTAATTCAAATATTCTCTTTGCTTCTTTTGCAATGGCAGTAATGTTTTTAGAAGTTTCATACTTCACTAGAATAAACTCTTTAACGTATTCAGGAATCTTCGAAACTCTGCCCATATTTTTTAATTTAGTTTATGCCTTATCCTCAATCCTTTTTTGATAGCCTTTACCGATTACTCCAAGTACCGCTAATTCGATTCCATAGTGACCACCGTCTAATTTAAACCAAACCGCAACAGAAACAACTATTATTCCTGAAACAACAAGCAAGAACGACAAGCCTCGCATCATTGAAAGGCGGTCGTTTGCCTCTGTAAAGAATTGTCTCATTGTCTGTAATAGATGTTTATTTCATTCAAATCGTATTCTACTAATTTAGCTAGTGCCTTTTTGCTTTCAGTGTTATCCAATTCGCCATCTTTATTTAAATCCTTTTGATTTGTTGCGGGCAAAATACAACCTAAAGTGTGAGTGAAATTTACTCCTGCATGAATTAAAACACCGTCACGATTTGGAACATCATAAACCCTATAACACCAACCAAACTTTTTATGGTTTTCTTTCTTGATTTTATAAATACCCTCAAGTATGCAAGACTCCCTGCGTTCGTTGTCTGTAATACCATCATGATTTAAATCAGGGAGTTCTAAAGAAAAGCAAGTAAAAACTATTCCATTTTCATCTAAGACATCAATTTGTCCTAAAACCTGTTTATCGTTTCTAAACGTTCTACAAAGTTCTGCTGTATATCTCATACTTTATCTTCTAAGTCCTCAACCCTGCGCTCTAAATCGTCGTGTCTAGAAATCATTACAGCAAAGTTTTTATTTAACTCATTCAAGTTTGCCGCTATTTCTTTCAAGTATTTTACAGTAAAAGAAATCATGCCTAGTATTCCTACTCCGAGAATACCTAAAAGAATATCTATCAGTTGTTGTGCGCTCATTGTTATAAGTTTTCAAAATAAGAAGTTACCGTATAAGAAACAGATGTTGGTGGTGTACCCCAAGTCGGGTGAACAATCTTGAAGTTAAACCAATCACCATTCGCAAAAGCTACATTGAAATTATCTTTTGAAACTAGCGTGCCAGTACTATCATGTTTTACAGTTGTCGAAACATCGTTATCAGTTACTCCGTTTAACACTAATGAGAATGTTGAGTTTTGACCACCAACAGCCAATGTTCCTGCAACCTTTACAAATACTTTAACGCTTTTTAAATAACAAGCTTTTGGCACGTATATTCTAACTAAAGAATTATAAGTAGTTGATGTACCAATATTCGCATCCGCAAATGAGTGTGTTGATAGCGCACCTGGATTAACTGCTGTTGATGCTGATTGAAGTGTAAATCCTTGACTAGCATAAAGCGTATCAAAATAAGTTTTTAAGAAAGCTTTAATTTGTGTCCAAGTGTTTTTCTTTACAACAGAGCTTTCAATAACAGGAACTAAATCAGTATCATTTGGAGTTGCCGAAGTTGCGCTGTTTATTGTTGCCCCTAAAGTTGCTGTTGTTTCATTTCCGCTATTCGTTCCGCTTGTATTACCAATAACAACAAGTTGAGCGTCTGTAACGTAGTTATCATCAGAACCTTTAAGTGGTTCTTTTCCGTTTAACTGTGTTTGGATTGCAGATGTTACACCCTTCACATAAGCAAGTTCTGTTAACGACGGATAGGTAGTTGTTGAAAGACCTTTAATGTTTTTACTCGCGTCAGTTGATAAAATTAGCGAGGCAGTTTCTTGTGGTAGGTTTACGTTTGGTGCACTAAGTTTTAATAATAAATCATGGTAAACTGTATTGTCTGTTGCTATAATCCTTACATATCCTGAGCCTGACGGGTCTTCAAAATAAAGTTGCGATTTTGTTGCGTCCAAACTTACGTCACCCAAAACACCTAAACCATCATCAAAACCAACGACAACACCTGCGTCAAACAACTGTAAGTAGTTAAGGTTATTTGCTGATAATATTGATTGACCATTAACACTTTGCCCTGCTCCTAATACTTGAGCAAGTGTTGGAGTGCTTGATGAAACCGCTTTAGGTGTTAAAAGTTCCCAATTCGTGTTGGCTAAATCATACATCAAAATCACATCACCGTCCAAATCACCAACAGCCAAAGCAGAACCACCACCTTTAGTAATCGTTTGCGCTCCTAATCCGTTAGGATTAAAAGTTGGTGCAGTTACCGTGTTTGTTCCGAGTGTTCTTAAATAAACAATTCGTCTATCAGTTAATGTAATTGCAGGGGAGTAAGTCGCTGTAATACCGTCTACTGTTCCTGTGGCTACTGCCGATAATCCTAAATTTAAAATATTTGCCATCTTACCAAAGTATATCTATATCTGTTCCGTCCACCACTACATCGCTACCCGTGTCAACTCCGTCAACGTAAAAACTATAAGTGAATGAACCACCACCACCAACATTAACAGTCCATGTATTTGTTAGAGCATTCCAAGTGCCTACTAAATTCCCGTTTTGGTCTTTAATATTAAACTCATAAGCCTCGCCACAAGCAAGTGAAACCATTAAAGTATCATTTCCTGTTACTGTTGCTGTTGTTACTGATTGAGTGTCGAAATCATAAGTAGGAAGTAACGCTTCAATATCACAGATACTTGCTTTCTTTTTTACCGAAAGATTAATAGTAACACCCCAACCCGTCACTTTATCACCACCTCTTTCAATTACTTTTCGCTTTGGCATCTCAACAGAATCTATCCGTGAGAATTGTTGCCAACGTGGTGAAATCCTAATCGTGTTTGTAAAGTCTCTTAAGATTAATTCTGAATCACTTTCAGAGCGTAGTTGATTTGTTCTGTCATCCCAAACCCACATCGCAACAAAGACTTCTATTTGATACCTAAAATAAAAAGCCGTCTCCGTTCCGTTTGAGATGTTAACCATGAAGTACGGGTAAAGATTTTCATCTTCACCATACAACTGCAAGAAATCACCATAGCCTGATTTAAAAATCATCTCGTGAGCATCTGCCCATTCAAGAATCTCAGCTATTAGTCTTCTTTGTGTTATTTGAGTGTTGATTGACATTCAATAATTTCTTTACAGCGTTTGCAACTTTTTGTTTTGTTTTTTTACTAGGCTTAATCATCTTCTTCTTTTTGGTAAAATTCCAATAACACCACCGTAATTATTTTCCCCTTTACTTGGTCTTATTGATTGATGCAATGTTAACGGGTCACACTCTGCAAGTTCAGGTATATCATCAAAGTTATCACACAACCACCCAATTAATTTCTTTTCTCTTTGCTTTGCAAGTTGAATCAAGCTATCTCGGTAGTCATTATTCTCATCTGTTCCATTGGCTCTTATGTGTTCATCGTTATTTTTACCAACGGTTTTATTTGTTAGTTGTGTGCCTTGCCAAGTGTATTGATAATCACAGTAGGCAATCATAAGTAAAATGATATGCTCATTCATAAGCGTCTCGTAAAGTCCTGTATAAGTTGGGCAATCTGTGATTAATTTATTATAAAGTGCCGTTCCGATTACAGGCTCAATCTTTAATTGTTGAACACCTAAAATAATTGGACGAAGTTTCTTTGGGTCAACCTGAGTATTAAGGTTTCCGTATTGTTGCCAATTAGCAATGTCGAGTAAGTATGTAAATGATAACGCCATAACCTATTTATTAAATACAATTACTTGATTCCATTCGTGTCTGCACATCGGTTGATTTACATTAGTTTCCCAATTGTGATACCACCCACCACGATAATTAAATACGTCATATCCCTCTGCACCGCTAATCATTTGTATTTCATCTCGTGTATAAAGTCTATTTAGTGCAAGAAGTTCAACACAAAACGGTCTTGATTTTTGCGCCCCATCAGGTTTAAGTTCAGGCGCGTTGGGTCTTAAACGATATTCGTATAAAATTTCCATCGCTTCAATGTCAGATGACACAAGTTGCTCAACTCCTTTGGCTAAAACTTTACCTTCGATTGAAATCATTTTAAGTTCCTGCAACTTTTTATAAATTCCTGCAAGTTCAGTTCCTGAAATATCTAAAGCGGTGCGAATAGAATTAAATCCTTCGCCTTGATTAATTAAGTTGAGTGCTTGGTTTGCTTTGTCTGATAGCTTTGTTGAAATTGATTTGACAAACTCTGTCATCAAATTCATTTCGTATGCCTGTGATGAGTCAGTTAAAGAAACAGAATGTAAAATGTGATACTTATCTTTTGATTGTCCATGTTTTTTTAGACGTTCTAAAATTATATCACTGTCTTCTTTTGAAAATTGTACAGACGCAGGTTGTTTAATCACATCACCACCTTCAATCGGGGGCAACTTACCAAGTTTTCTAATCTCGTTTGCTGTCATGCTCTCAATTAACTTGGTTGCAACAAGTGGCGAAAGAGTATTTATGGCTGTGAGTGTTTGTGAATCGGCATCAGTTACTTGTTGTTCTAATTGTAACACAACAGGAATGAATTTTATTTCACCTGTTAGTCCGAAAAATGTTTTACCAAGCCAATTAATCACACTTAAAATTGCTTTACGTCTTGAAGTAAAATAATTACCCTGCATAATTGCGTAACCTTGCTCTAATTGGTCAGCGTTAAACGAACCTTCTTGCATGATTCCAAAAAGAGTAGGGGAAACTACCGAGTGAGAATGAATAATACTTTCCTCACTAGATTTTTTTACGTTTAAATATCTTTCAGGTAAATCATTTCCGTTTAAACTTGTAACACTTGCCTCTCTATCCTTACCGTTTCCGTAAAGAACCAAAGCACCGCCCGTATTATCAACTCCCGTTGAAGCGTCTGCAATATCTTGCTCTAACTTTTTCTTTTCATCATCATTCGAAGGCCTGCCGTTGTTTAAATTTAAGATAGTGCCTAAAGAAAATCCGTTGTCAAGTTCGGAGTTACCGTGCTTATTTATTTTTATTCCCGTGTCAATTGAAACAATCCCACCACCATACGGCGGGTCAGGATAAATAGATGGATTTGGTTTTTTAGAATTGGAAGCATCCAACGACTGACTAGATTTTTCCATGTATAAAACATAGAACTCTCTTTGTTCAGGGTCTTCAGGATTGTACTGTGAAAGATATTCTATTTCAGCACGTTCATCTGACCAATCGGCAGAAACTTTTATACGTCCCGTTAAAATAACTTTTGAATCTACTTCTTCAATTTCAAATCGTACTCTTTCAAATGGAATCGGTACGGCTTTTCGGTATTGTCTTATGCCTACCTTAGTCATTAAGATACGGCAAACATACATATTTGATTTCTCTAAGTCCAAAGAAAAATCTTCTACAACTTCCTGTAAGTTTTGTTCATTTGGATTTGATTTACCATTAAGAAAAAACACATTGTATTTATCTACATCAGCGCCTTCGTAAACCAAACCGCCTGAAGTTGTGTAGTACTGTTTGCTTCTTACAATCCCTGCGTGAATAGGATTATTTTTGAAAAGATAATTCAAGTAATAAGGAAATAAATTATTACCACCCCAAGAAACAATCTTTTTTGTTTTGTCTTCCATTTGTGTAGGAAGTGGAATAGAAGAACCTTTGCCCTTCATAAATGAATGAGCAGAACCCGAAGACCTTCCGTGTTTACGGTTTCTTTTTCTACGGCTCGTAGACGGTGTCTGTGCCTGTTGGCTCGTAAGTTGTTCCTTCATCA